GCTTACGCCATTGGACTGCCTCAGCTTATTGGTGGGCTATCTGCTGCTCTTACCGGCGCTCTGCGTGCTTTACTTGACGCTGCGCACATCAACAACAGCCAGACGCTACTTAAGCTCAAAGGTGGAAGAATTGGTGGACAGTCTGATAGAATCGAGCCAACGCAAGTTGTAGAGATTGAAGGTGCACCAGGTGTTGATGATGTCCGCAAAATTGCAATGCCAATGCCGTTTAACCAACCGTCTTCTGTACTGTTTAACTTATTAGGTTTCTTAACAGACGCAGCTAAGGGTGTGGTAACCACCGCCGAAGAAAAAATTGGCGAAGCAAACAACAACATGCCCGTTGGCACAACCCAGGCGCTTATTGAGCAAGGTGCCAAGGTATTCTCCTCTATTCATGCTAGGTTGCATCGCTCACAGGCTAAATCTCTTGCAATCATCTCACGTATCAATCACTGGTACCTAGATGAGATGGACAACCAGTCCGGGACAGAGATTAAGGTACGTGACTTTGCATACAACTCGGATGTGCGCCCAGTATCAGACCCTAACATATTTTCAGAATCACAACGTGTTGCACAGAACCAGGCACTGCTACAGATGGCCTCTTCCGCGCCTCCAGGGATGTTTGACATCCGTGCTGTATACCGTCGTGTACTACATCAATTAAAAATTCCTTCAATAGAGGAAGTACTACCAAACCCATTGGGTGCCTCTGAGTCTAACCCAGCATTAGAAAATGTCTCCATGACAATGGGACGACCAGCTGCAGCGTATCCAGACCAGGACCACATCTCCCACATTAAGGTCCACTTAGAGTACGCTAATAATCCAGCATACGGAGGAAACCCAGTAATTGGCCCGGTATTTGCCCCGCATGCACTAGACCATATTAAACAACACTTAACATTACATTACCTCCAGTCTATGCGATCCTATGTTGCTCAGGCATCTGGTGGTAAGGATGTCCTTAATCTTCATCAAGAGAACGCATTAGACATTGAGGCGCAACAAGCTCTAGCACTTGCGTCCCAAATGGTAGACCAAGACTCCAAAGAAAACATGGCCCAATATGTTCAGCAAATTGCTGCACTGGCCCAAAAAGTTCAACAGGCTCAACAGGCTCAACAGCAACAAGCTGCTAATGCAGACCCAACAGCTCAAGTTATTCTCAAGACTCAGATGGCTGAGACTCAGCGTAAAACACAAGAGTCCCAAGCTAAGATGCAGATGGAGACGCAACAGGACCAACAGAACTACCAGCTTGAGGTTGCAAGACTTCAACAGCAGGTTCAAGAGTTGCAGGCTAAGTACTCCACACAGACAAACATTGATAACCAACGCAATGCCACAGACATTGCAATGGCAAATATCAATAATGCTGCAAAGGAGCGTATTGCTATGATCTCTGCGGGTTCACAAATGGATCAACAGCAGGCCCAATTAGACCATGAGCAGAATCAATCCGCTATGCAGGCTATCGCTGCATCAGATCAAGATATACGTCAGCACGGCTTAACAGTACAACAGCAAGCATTTGAGGTACAGGCAAATCAAGTTAAACAACAGGCTGATGCACAGCAAAAAGCTGCATTGGCTGCGCAACAACACGGTCAACAACTGCAACAAAATGATCAACAGCATCAACAGGCATTAGAACAACAAGCATCAGCACCACAACCAACTACCACACCAGGAGCACAATAATGGCAAAAAACCCACAAGACGGCGGCGAATTAGGCTTCCGTAAAACATACAAAATGACTGGAACTCAAAGTTCTGGCGGCGGTCCAGCAGCTAAAGTAGACACAGGAACCTCAGGTTCTAAACGTGCTAACAACGCAGTACTTAATCAAAACAAAGTTCGTTCCAGCAAAGTTGGACCAGACAAAAACTTAAAAGAAGTTAAGACAGGCAATTTCTACTGAAAAAATTCTGTGAAAAGACTTAATCCACAAACAGGTAAATTTTTTAAACGTGGCGATCTGCGAGAAGATGGATTTATGTTTCATCATTACCGATACGATCGTCCGCTAAAGGATGAATATTTAACCGAATCGTGGTATAGTCCTGCAGCTTTTTCCCAGCAAAATGTTGGAATGGCAAAATGTAGGGAAAGAAATAGAGAAAAAGCACGAAGTGGATCATATTGTACCATTAAAAGGAAAAACAGTTTCGGGGTTGCATGTTCCTTGGAATTTACAAATCTTAACTAAAAAAGAAAATTGTTCAAAAAATAACAGTTTTTAGGGCGGAATACTGCCCTATTTGCATTAATATAAGTATGAAAGACTTTATTAGTGAAATTATCATGCGCACGCGTGATGAACAAAAGAAAATAGCGGAAGCCGTCACCGCTGGAAATAATGTAAATTCCTTTGAGGATTACCAACGTCTAGTTGGAAGACATGAAGGTTTTTCAGAGATACTGAACATTATTAACGAGATATTGACGGAAGACGAAAACGACCTGTAAAGGTTATAGGAGGCAGCCGAATGGCAGCATTTGATGTTAAAGCAAAAGAAGAACCAGATACTAGATCCGAAGAAGAATGTTTTCCGGTTGTAGAGCATGGAACTGAAGTAGCTGGAGATAGAGTTTTAGTTCAACTAAGACGCCCTAAAACAGCAAGTAAAGGCGGGATCATCTTTGTAGATGAGACCACACAAACGATTAAATTTAATGAGACTGTAGCTAAGGTTGTTCAGGTTGGACCTTTAGCATACCGAAACCTAGACGACTTAACCCCATGGATTGAAGGTCCTTGGTGTAAAGAAGGCGACTTGGTTCGTACGATTAAGTACGGTGGCGACCGATTTGTGGTTGACGCAGGGGATGAGGGAGCACCGGTGGTGTTTATTACCTTACAGGCCCGTGAAATCATTTCTCGTATTCAATCTTTTGAATATGCACAGAAAATGAAAGCGTTTGTTGATTAACTTTTGTAAAAAAGAAAGTATGTATGGCAGAAAATGAAAAAGATGTTCCTATTAAGGAGCGCGAGGATGGTTCATTCCTTGCAAAGGTAGATTTTCCTGAAGAAATTGAGGACGAAGAAGCCAAAAAACCAAAAAAAGACAAAAAAGAAGAAGAGCATGACGAAGATGCTCAGGATGACTCAGAAGAAGACGCAGATGACGACGAAGGTCCTGAATCTGACGAAGAACGCGAAAAAATCCGTGAGGCACGTCGTGAAGAGCGCAGACTTAAGAAAGATTTAAAGAGACAGCGCGATCTTACCTCTAAAAACAAGATTACAACGCTTGAACGCCGAAATGAAGAGCTTGCTCGACGTTTGGCTGCTGTAGAGAGCACCGCGGCATCATATCAGTTCGCACAAATCGACAAACAGGTGGAAGATGAAGCCACCCGCGTTGAATATGCAAAAATGAAGATGTTGCAGGCGGCTCAAAACGGCGACGCGGCAGGTCAGGTAGAGTACTTGGAGCAATTGACAGATGCCAAACAGCGTCTGCAACAAGTACAGTACTACAAAAAACAACAACTCGAGCAGGCAAAGACACCTAAACAAAATGTGCCTAACGAGATCAGTACAGAGGTTCAAGCCAATGCAACAAAGTGGCTTAAAAAGAACAACTGGTACGATCCGCAAGCTAGAGATACAGATAGTAGAATTGCCAAGGTAATAGATCAAGAACTCGCCACAGACGGATGGGATCCAAGTGACCCTGAGTACTGGGATGAGTTAGATAGTCGTTTATCCGCACGTTTACCACACCGCTATACATCGCAAGGTGGAAAGCAAGCAAAGCGCTCAGCGGGCCCAACAGCCTCCAGCCGAGTAGCAAATGAATCAAGCGTTAAGCCAGGAACAATCACACTAAGCCGTGAGCGTGTACAGGCCATTAAAGACGCTGGTTCGTGGGACGATGTAACTAAACGAAATAAAATGATCCGCGCATACGCCACGTATGACCGCGCTAATAAGGAATAATTATCATGGCAAATACAAGAATTAAACGTGACTTAGACGACCGCATGGCCGACAGAGCACAAGAAGTAACCGAGCGCGCTACAACGGCCGCTCCTGATGACATTGCACGTCGTGAACGCCTTGATGCGTTTAGAGACAAGTGGGCAAATAGTGCGTTGCCAGATCTTCCAGGTGGCATTATTCCTGGAATGCACTTATGTTGGTTGTCAACAACCAACACTTACGACAGTATCGACAAACGTATGGCGTTGGGTTATGAGCCAGTTAAAGCCTCCGATCTCGGAAAAGGCTTTGAAGGACTAGGCAAAATGAGCTCCGGCAAGTTTGAAGGCTGTGTTAGTTGTAACGAAATGGTACTTTTTAAGTTACCAGAGGATATCTATCAAGAAGTAATGCGGATGCTCCATTTGGAAGATCCGCTTGAACATCAACGCAATATTACAGCGCAGGTTCGCGACACAGCGCAAGGTAATAAAGGTGGACGTTCAGTTCTTGAGGGCGGTCTTTTGGAGATGGAAAAAGATACTGCAAAAGCGAATAACAAAAACATTCGTTTCCAATAACATTCTTCAAAAATAACAAAGGAAATAATATAAATGTCCACAACATTTAAACCCTTTGGTCTGAAGCCAGTGTATCATCCTAGCGGTCTTGATCGTGCAGTGCCATTCGTTGGCACTAACACATACAATCCCGGTACGACTTACACAGCTCCCTACTCGTTGTCTGGCGCGCAAGTTGCGTTCTACCAGTACACACCAGTAGCATTGACAGCTTCAGGTCAATTAACCGTAGCAGCACAAGCAGCATCTACAACTTCAATCAGCCGTGTTTATGGCGTGTTTGATGGCGTAGAGTACACAAACTCCGATGGTCGTCGTTCAGTAGCTAAGTATGCTCTGAAGACAACTTTGGATGCGTCTACACAGATCATCTTCTGGATCTTTGCTGATCCTCAGTTGGTTTATGAGATCCAAGCTAATGGTTCAGTAACAACTGCAGCTATTGGTACACAATACAACTTTGACACAACCGCCGGCTCCCTCGTAACTGATGGTACAGCTATTGGTGTAGGTGGCGCAGGCTTCTCTACTACAGCTCTATTGGCAACTCCTGTTGCTGCTGGTGCACAAGGTCAAGTACGTGTTGTTGGATTAGGCCGTGAAGTAGCATACCCAGCAGGCAGCAACAATGCTTGGGGTGATACATACACGATTGTTCAAGTACAGATCGCAAACAACATGTTTGCAGCCGCTTCGGTCTCGATCTAATTAACGAAAGGAAATAGCAAATGGCAACCCCAATGCGTAGTACCGACTTTCGTGCGGTAGTCGAACCGATTATCAACGAAGTCTTTGATGGTGTGTATGAACAACGCGCCGACGAGTGGAAAGGATTTGTAGAACAGATCCAAGGTATTCCACGTAACTATCACGAAGAAGTAATGCTCTTCGGTATGAATGCTGCACCTGCCATGCCTGACGGTACTCCTGTCAGCTATGACCAAGGTGGTACATTGTACATCACCCGTTTCATCTACCAAATCTATGGCTTGGCTTATGCCTTGACCAAAGTATTGATGGAAGACGGCGATCACATCCGTATCGGTAGCACCTTCGCTAAACACTTGGCTCAGTCTATGATTGAAACCAAAGAAACCCTTTGTGCTAACTTGTTGAACTTCGCGTTCACAACTGGCTACGTTGGTGGCGATGGCGTTACATTGATCAATACAGCTCACCCTGTAGCTAACGGTTTGACATACTCAAACCAGTTATCCACAGCAGCTTCATTGTCACAAACTTCTGTTGAACAGATGTTGATTCAAATCCGCGGCGCTATTGACAACAATGGTAAGCGTATTCGTCTCAAGGCTGAACAATTAGTTGTTCCACCAGCACTCGAGTTCCAGGCTGAGGTTATCCTCAAATCTGTACTCCGTTCTGGTACAGCTGACAACGATTTGAACCCTATCAAATCAACAGGCATGTTGCCTAAAGGTACACACGTGGTTACACGTCTGTCCTCTAGCAAAGCCTGGTGGGTTCAGACTGATGCCGAGAATGGTCTCATGCTCGTTAATCGCCGTAACCTAGAGAAATCTATGGAAGGAGACTTTGAAACTGACTCCATGCGTTATAAGGCTACTGAGCGTTATGCTACAGGCTGGCACGATGCACGTAACATCTTTGGTACAGCAGGTTTATAATCTGTAATCCGAAGTAAAAGTAAAAAGGCTCACTCAAAAGGTGAGCCTTTTTCACATTTTAGGGCGGAATATCCCTTTATTTTGCATTAATATGTATAGGAAGATTAATCCCATTCTGACCGCCGACACTTCCCGGTGAGACGACTTAGAGACAGCTTGGGATACCCACTAAGATAAGGAAACACCCAAATGTCAAGCACATTTACATCCCCCATTCGCGTTTTCAAACGTAACAACCCATCAAACGACGGCACAATCGCCCCAGACAACACTGGCGCAGCCCGTATTAGCCAACAGTCTTACATCACAAACCCAATCACCACTACAACCGGTACAGCTACTACCTTAACAACAGCCGACCTCGGTTCTACAACTGTAACCCCATTCGTATTGCCAGCTGGCGCTATTATTGAAGGTTTTACACTGTATCAAGACGTAGCAGCTGGTGGCCTCGTAGGCGGCGTTATCACTGTATCTATCAGCCAAACTAACCCAACAACTGGCGCTGTTACCACTACCGCTATTGGTACAGTAACCCCAACAGCAGCTGGTGGCCGTATCGCTGGTGCGTTCACAGCTACTGCAGCAACTGCGGCTATCATCGAAAACATTGGTACACTGGACGCTACATTGACTTTCTCTGCGGCTTCTGTAACAACATTGTCAAGCGGCTCTTTGGGCGGTACAATCTCTGTTGACTACACAGCACGTAACTATGATGGTTCTATTGCTGCCTATGGTTCTGGTCTTTCTAACAGCTAATATTGACGGCGGGGCAACCCGCCTCCTTTAACTTTTAGGAGAAAACCATGGCTAACGCCTACAATCCGTACACATCCCCTCCCCACTCCGTAACCGTCCAAGGCGCTTACGAGCCGTTTGACTTGCAAGTTTCACGCAATCAAATCATGGGCCACCAAATCCTAAGTATTTTTGGTTATCAAGCTGCTGTAACAACTACACCTATTGCTGTTTGGGAAAATGCTGCTGCTTATGTATACCCGACAGTTGCAGGTCAAATGACTGTAGTGAGTACCTCAGCCTCTGATGACACGCTTGCAAAGGTTTTAATCTCTGGTTTAGATGCAAACTTTGCACCTATATCTGAAGTTATTGCCCTAAATGGTACCACTGGTGTAACAACTGTTAATAGCTATTTACGTATTAATAGCATGGTACTAACATCCGCAGGCACAAGCCAAAATACTAACGTCGGCACTATCACCGCTAAACAATCTAGCAATACTGTTGCACAGATTAATATCGGTATTGGTAAATCACAAAGCACCGTGTACACTGTTCCAGCGGGTTATACTTTTTACTTAGATCAAGTTGAAGTTAATTCATCAAACAGCTACACTAGCACAACAATTTTAACTTACAAAGTACAAACAATTAACAACACCAATGGTGTTAAAATTGTGGCACTACAGCAACCATTTGTTGCTATTTACACAATCACTAGGCCAACTGACCCTTTTGCTTATGCTGAAAAAACTGACATTCAATGGCAGTTATCAACTAGCACAGGTTCCGTTGCGGCTGGTATTATTGTAGCCGGTAAGTTAATTAAAAACGATAGCCAGTCGGCTTAAGGCACTAGATGTATCAAGTATACTGGATACACCATAAAGATCATAATAACTTGTTTACTCAAGGTTATATCGGTGTATCCAATAATACTGAAAAAAGATTTTCTAAACACAAATCACAAACTAATCAAAACACACACATAAACCCAATTTTAACAAATGCTGTTAAAAAATACGGTTGGAATAATTTAGTGAAAGATATTATTTTAATAGGCAATAAAGAATATTGTTTAGAAATAGAATCAAAACTAAGAAACACAAAAGAAATTGGTTGGAACATTGCCCCCGGTGGTGGTATGCCAAATGTTAAATTTGGCAATGAAAACCCAATGCGAAACCCAATTGTTGCAGCCAAAACAGCAGCAACTAAAAAAGGAATTGCAACAAGGGGGTATGGTTGGCAACATTCTGAAGACACTAAAAATAAAATAGCTTTAAGTAAATTTGGTAAACTAAAACCTGGCAAAAAAGTTTTTGTAAACGGAATAGAATTTATTTCACAAAAATTAGCAGCTGAGCATTTTGGCATACATATTAGAACGTTTAAAAAACGCTATAAAAACGGAGAACTATAATGCCTCCTGTATATTTGGATACAAGAGGAAACTCGGTACTTTCTGTTGCACTGTGTGATCGGTGCAGCAGAAAGTTCGCCTATGTAGACCTGATGCCCGATCCCAACTTCCCTGGGATGCGGGTATGCAAGGACGACTTGGATAATTTTGATCCATGGCGCCTGCCAGCCCGTCAGACTGAAAACATTGCACTGCGCTTTCCACGCCCAGATGTATCTGTTGCCACAGGCCCAATCGGTGGTAATCAGATTATGACCGAGAATGGTTTTACCAATCAGAACGCCATGTTCATTGAGGGTGTACCATCTGCAAATACTCAGGGTGATTTAAACACCATGAGCAACGTGGTGCCGTCACCAATGACCCTGGCACCAAAGGTTGGCTCAGTATCACCGGCCATAGGCACCAAGTCTGGTGGTACACATGTAACAATCTACGGAAGCAACTTCACGGATGTAGCGACTGTCCGCTTTGGTGGCACAGTAACAACATTTAGTCTGGTTGACTCCACCACTATTATAGCAATAACTCCAGCGTACGCAGTCACGGGTATCGTTAACGTCGAGGTATTATCTCCGTTC